AGAATGTTGAAAGCACACCTGCAAAATCTGTAGAGAAAAAAACGGTAAAGAAGGAAGAAAAATAATGGATAAAACAAAAAAAATACCGGTCGGTGCGCTTCGATTTATTCAGAATGATAATGATGCTTGTGTGAAGTTTGCGAAGAATGAAGATGGGACTGAAACGCCGAAGTTGAATATGTTAGCTTATTCCGGAAAGCCGATTGAGAATCATTGGTGGTGGGACACGTTGGTTATTGATACTGATGGAGTTAAATTTAATCAGAAGAAATATCCGATTCTTGAGGATCATGATACTCGGAAAAAGATAGCATTTACAGGTAAGCCTAAGACAGAGAATTATCAGATTGTTATAGATCCTGACACTACAGTATTTGTTGATACAGATGAGAGTCGTGCGTTTCAGAGTCTTTCTAAAGATGGATTTCCATATCAGGCAAGTATCTATGCTACTCCGACTTCGATTGAGTACGTGCAAGATGGTGAATCAGCTGATGTAAATGGATTTTCGATTAAGGGACCTGCGAGCATCTGGCGTAAGAGTGAATTTCATGAAGCGTCTGCATGTGTATTCGGAGCTGATTCTAAGACAATGGCTTCAGCGTTTTCAAAAACCGAAACACAGGAATTGACTTATGAAGTTTTGGGTGAACATATAGAACAGTTAAATAACGAGGAGGTGAAGACAACAATGGATATGGATACCTTGAAAAAGGAGCATCCTGATCTGGTAAAGCAGATTGAGGATAGTGCGGTTACTGATGCGCAGAATTCTTTCTCGAAAGAAAAAGAAGGCCTTCAGTGTGAGGTTACAAAACTTCAGACTCAGCTTTCTACCAGCGAGGATAAAATCTTGCAGCTTGAGAAAAAAGATGCTCTTCGTGAAGAGCGTGAAAGAGCAGTTCAGAGAGATGCTGAGGTTAAGGGAATTTGGTCTGAGAAACTTTCTGCCAGTGATGTCGCTGAATTCCATTACGCAAAGATACAGAAAATGGTGAATCCGGATAAGTTTACCAAAGAAGGTGTATTTGATGCGGAGGCATTTTCAAAAGCGGTTGATGCTGAAATTCCTGATTGGGAGAATATAGTATCTAATACCGAAGTGATGGGTTTTTCGTCAGGTACTTCGCGTGAAGTTGATTCAGATGCAAAGAAGAAAGAGAAGTTTGCCAAAGAAAATGAAGATGCGTCTAATGGTCTGCTTGCTCTTATTGGGCAGAAACCTGCTACGTAAAATTGAGGGGAGGTGAATAAGCTAATGACAGTTGGAAGAGATATACCGAGTGTGCTATTTGGGGCTCAGGATGAATACAAGCATTTGTATGAGTCTGATCCGAGAGCAGCACTGAAATTACCGGTCACTCTACAGAGTGGCTTTGGACAGCTTAAGATGGGGACCGCTCTTGCGGTTAACACATCTTCGAGTTCAACCAATTACAATAAAACTATACCGTATGATCAGTCTGCAAAAACAGGTGCAGAGGCAAGTGCTGATGCAAGAGCTTATATCGTTCAGGATGGTGCTGGTACGACATCTGTTTCTGTGACGATAGATGACAGTTATAAGTTCATCGTAGGCGATGAGATTCAGGCAATTGATGCAGACACAACTTCTGCTGATTTGGGCGCGATCACTGATATTGATAGAACGACTTATCCTACCAGGGCGGTTATTACGACTACGAATGCATTGTCTTCAGGTTATACGACTGCAAATTTTGCATATGTTGCTCTCAAGGGATCTGATGCTTGCGTCGGCATTTTGGAAAAATCTGTCAATACTGGTACCGGTGCAAACGCACAAGGCGCCATTGCCACGATGGTTCTTGGTAATGCAATATTCCGAAGTGGGATGCTGACCAACGTAGATTCAGCCGCACGTACTGATCTCAGCGCATCGACTTACGGCGCGTTCACGTATATGAAATAAGAATGGAGGTGAAGTTTAGATGCCTAGAGGATTAGGAGATATACCGGATCTGAGACTGGAGGTACTACAGGGGTTTGTGACCAAATTCACGATGCCGCCTGAACTGTTGCTGATGAATTTATTTTCAGCAAAACAGTCTCCGTCCAGTACTATAAAATGGGAAAGCCAGACTGGTTCCAGAGGAATGACACCGTTTGTTCCGCCCGGGGCACCTGCACCGCAGACATCACCGCATGGTATTGCGAAACACTCTGCGGAAGCGGCGTACTGGAAAGAAAAAATGTATTTCGACGAAGAGTTCCTGAATAACATTCGTAAGGAAGGTACTGAGCAGCAGTATCTTGGTGCTCAGCAGCGTCTTGCCAGGGAACTTGCAGGTTTGGTTAACAGAAGCAACCGGCGGAAAGAGTGGATGTTTGCTAAGATGCTCTGTGATGGTGAGATTACTTACAGCGCTAGAAGCGGTGTGAAACTTGCAGTTGATTATGATGTTCCGACATCTCACGCTGTTTCTCTCACTACGAACTATCAGTGGGAAAGCGGTACAGAGAGAGACATCCTTGGTGATATCATCACTGGTAAACGTCAGGTTGCTGATGATTGCGGTGGTAAGATTAAATATGCCCTTTGTACGTCTAAGGTCCTGCAATATGTTGCTCAGGATCCGGCAATTCTGACTCTGCTTCAGAAGTCTACGTTCGGTAATGGCGATCTATTTACCGGGAGTAAACACGGGATCGTTGGTGTTAATCCGAATGTACTTGGTAGTTTGCTTGATATTGAAAATCTTGTTATTTACGATGAGATCTATGAAGCAAGATCATGGTTGACAGCAGCTGTTACAGCAGATTCGACCGTTGCGATTTCAGTTGACGATGTATCTGACTTCGAAGTAGGCGGAACCCTCAGGTTCCATGATGTGTCAGCTGGTACGTATGAAGATGAGATTATCTCAGCGGTTGGTACTGAAGCTGGTACAGTGACAGTTTCTACGGCTCCTTCCACCAGTTATAAAGCTGGTGAAGATTACGTATCGATGAAGAAGAAGTTTATTCCTGACGATAAGTTCGTCATGTTTGCCGATAAAGTTGAAGGCCAAGATATTGCTGAATACTTTGAGGCACCGTATGGCATTACTCGAAGATATGGTCTCAAGACTGACACTCATGAAGAATGGGATCCGGAAGGTATTTTTATCCGTGTTCAGGATAAAGGGTTGCCGGTATTGATCCAAAGAGATGCCGTTTACACGATCGATGTTAATTAAGTAAGGGGGGTCGTAGCTATGAAAGAAATGCAAGGACCGTTTCCTGCAGGAGTTGCAGGATTAAAGTCTATAGCAGCTAACAACCTGCCTCCATTGTTTGTGTCTGTATCGGGGAATCTTACTTCGAGTGTATCTGGTGCTCCCATAGGCGCGGCAAGATGCGCAGGAAGAGTTAGGAAGTTCTGGTTTACGTTAGGGGCCAGTGGTAAAGATGATACGAATCCTCTGCAAGTGAGTGGTGAGTTGAAGATCAATGGCACCACCTGCCTCAGTACTCGGCCATCTATCGGGCATATCAGCGGGGAAGCTTCTCAGCATAAGACCACTTTGGTAACCGGTGATACCGGTATGACTCAGGCGGTTATTGATGGGGATGCCAATTCATTCTCCGCTGGTGATATATTCACATATGATCTTGATCTGGTAAGAACTGCATCTCCTGATACTGAGATAAGTTCGATTGTAGTGTGTGCAGAACTTGAACCGCTGATTGGGTAACAGAAAGGGTAATCGATGGACATCGAATGTGTACAGGTTTTAAAGACACTAAGAGCAGGTAAAAATACGATTCAGCCGGGTATATATCATGCCCCGCTGGATCGTATCTTGATAGATGAGGTACGAGCCGGTGGAAGGAGCGTTGTTGTTATAGATGCAAAACAGATTGCATCTGCTGCTTCGACTACTGCTGCACCGGTCAGTGCCTTTAAAAATGAGATCAAGCGCCTGAATGCGATTTGCGAAGGACTAAAGGCTGATCTTAAAAAAGAGACTGAGGCTCTTGAGCGTTGCTCAGAGACGTATGTTGAGTCAGTATCTCAGTGCAATGAAGCTACCGAGGCGTTTGAGTCTTTATCAGTATCTTTTGAGTCTCTTGAGGTTGCGCATAAAGAACTTCAAGCTGAGAACGAAGATCTTCAAGCTGAGAACGAAGATCTTAAAATTAAGAACGAAAAGTTACTTTGTGAACTTGATGTTCAGGCTGATAACGTAAATGGACTCTTGGATGAAAAAGATCGTATTACCGAAAAACGTCAGATAAAAAAAGGCAAGAAATAAATGACCCAGGATGAACTGATTGCCATTGTTAAGAGAGAGCTCAAAGGTCTTGCTGATGAGTTCGATACGGATAACTTCATAGATGCGTCAGATGAAGCTGTTCGTGATACTGGTTGGGCATTTCCGGTATCAACGGCATTCAGGATTCTGTGGTTAAAGAAACGAACAAAGCGGCACTTGTATGAGATGAAACGTGATGATACGGCAGAAGATTTTCATGCTAAAAACTATTATATGAATCAGAAGTTTGAGCATTATAGATTGATGATTCAGGATGCAGATGCTGAATTCATACAAATTCAGGAGTCTCGCCCTGAAGAGTTTGCAGGTGTTGACAGTTATAAGATGTTCGGAACTAAGATCGATGCTGGATTTGCATATGATGGTGTCGGTAATGATATGACGTATCATGATGATCAGCTTGTTGCGTTTGACCCTACGGAGTAATTAATGGCCTCTATAGGCGAGAGCATTAAAAGCGTTTATAAAAAAATCGGTACCAGTATTACTGTGATCCGGGATACTGGAAATGTGTCGGGTGAATATATAGATAGTGAAGTAAATACTCAAGTAACTAAACCGTTTGTTGCTGAGTTTTTTAGGAACGCATCATTCCCATATGATACAGAACTTATAGCTGGTGATGTTATTAAATTTGATATTACTTCTGAAAAATATATGGTAATGAATAAATCTCCGGAGATGTTTAGCAATACAGTTGCTGAATATGCAGGTGTTCTTTATAAATGCAACGTGTCTGGTGAGATTCTACGTCCGTCAGGTGAATTGCGAGATTCACAATACCACACGGTTACTGAGTTTGATACAATCAGAGAGGATTGTTTTGGGCTTTTGACCGAACCGCTTTACGCAGGAGAACTTGAGACTGAGGAAGAGCTTGGTCTTTTAGGCATTGATAAGGAAGAGCTGTATCTACCTACGAATTACGATATTCGTGTGATGGACAGATATCAGTCGGTGTCAGGAGAATATTACATGGTTACCACGATCCGAAAGAACAAATATTCAGGGTGTGTGGTCGCAGTGCTTGAAGAAGATTTGAGATAAGTTCACACTGTCTGAGATTAGAGACGATTTCGGGCATCCTATAAAACTAAAAAAAGATGGACAATCAAATATAAACGACACAAATTTAAAGAATTTGAGTCTTGTAAGTAGCATCAAGCAATAGCGCAATTGAACGTGAGTTCCTTTGTTATCTCTGCTCCTACGATTCGGTGGTTTATTACACCGAGTAAAGCAATATTTTTAGAGGCATTATGGTCAGCATTATCAGCGAAACCACAAGACTGGCACACAAATTCAGCTTGTTTTTTTCGGTTGGACTTGTGGGTATATCCGCACTTGCTACACCGTTGGCTTGTATAAGCAGGGTTGATAGTGTGAACTGGAATACCTGCAAGTTCGGCTTTGTATTCAATAAAACTACGAAGCTGGTAAAAACTCCAACCGTGCATTCTAGATTTATTAGATTTCCTGGCCTTCATCCGCTTTCTAATGCCTTTCAAGTCCTCAAGGACGATAGCGCAACGGGAGCGTTTGGCTTTCTTAACAATCTTTTTTGCAATGCAATGGTTGGTGTGACGACGAAAATTAGCCTCTTTGTTACGTATTTTCTTCAAGTGACGTTTAGCCGATTTGGAGCCGCATTTTTGCAAATTGGTTCTAAGTGTTTGAAACCGTTCACGGCAAATATCAATTTGCTTTCCAGAAAAGGAATCTCCGTCAGATGTGCTGGCGATTTCGGAAATACCGAGATCCACACCAAGGAAGCCATCTGGTTCAATAGGTTGCTGTTTTTCGGTTTCCACGGAGATCAGCAGGTAGAGTTTATTGTCTTTATAAACGAGGTCAGCTTGGCCTTTTCGTTGATGCCATCTTGCTTTCTGATACTCGCCATAAACCATTGGGATAAGCTGACGCCCTTCAAGTGTCCACAGGGAAACTTTATTGACACCCTTAAAAGACATTATGCGCTGGTCGTAAACCATAGCGCCATGTTTACAAAAATAATGCTGAACCTTCTTATTAAGTTTGTAAGAATCAATTGCTTTACCTATGGCACGAACAACAACTTGTGCGGAAAGATTAAATTTTTCTTTAACATCGTAATAAGCGATTTTATGCAAAGTGAATTTGGAAAAACATTTTTGTTCAAAAGCAATGGCAGAAATATAATTACAAGCCGCATTAAACCTTTCTATAGTAGCAAGGAGGGTTGTTTTCTGTTCGCTTGACGGCTGTAATTTTACTTGAAGAATTGTTTTCATAGTGAAAGCATGCATCATAAAGAAGTGTAAGTCAAGAAAAAAATATTAAAGCAATGTTTTTTAACAAATTTAAAGGATGAAAATTTATGAAGACAAAGGTGCTTTTTGCAGGACAGCATCCGATGGGGTCTACCGGGAATAGTGGTATGATGCAGGCGATATTAGATGCTGTTGACAAGGATACTTATGATATTTCTGTAGTTTCAGATTATTCTAATGCAGTTGATTTATCTGCTATTGCGTTTGAGCGACTGCCATATCCGGTAAGAGCGTCAATGGATCCGCACGACCCAGATGGATCAGCTCTTTTAGTTCGGACACTTCGGAATTCTACACCAGACATTCTGGTTACGGTAGGCATGGATCTGTGGCAGTATGCGTCAGTTATTCCAGAGATTAATAATATTAGAAAAAAATATCCATTCAAATGGATTAGCATATTCCCTTATGACCTTGATCATATTCGGGATGATTGGGTAGATATAATTCGTCAGTTTGATTTTCCGTATGTGTATTCAGAATTTGGTGATCAGATGTTAAAGCCTCATATTCCGAATATCAGATATTTTAGACCTCCATTAAGGAACAATAGTCTCTTTGTTCCATTTTCATTTGAACAGAAAAAAGAATATAGAAGAAAGATATTTCCTTCAGTACCTGATGATGGATTCGTTTTTGGGTTTATCGGTGTTAATCAGTTCAGAAAAGATCCTCAGAAGATTCTTAAGGCATTTAAAATAGCATGTGAACGAATGTCAGGTCTTTACCTTTATATGCACACCGAGTTTGGCCGTGGGGTCTACAACTTGAATCAGGCATGCATAGATTATGGTTTTGAAGACGGACAGGTGATTAGGAAGCCAGATGGTGTTAAAGTATCTTCTGAAAGACTTCCAAATCTTTATAATGCATTTAATTGTTATGTTAATTGCAGTTTGCAGGAAGGGCTATCATGGACGGTAATCGAGGCAATGCTTTGTGGGGTACCTGTTATTGCGTCTGATTCTACAGCACACAAAGAACTTTTGTCCGGATGTGCCGGACGTGCAGTAAAATGTAATGAGGATGCGCTGATACCGCTTTATACTGCCAGTGGTCCCGGGTTTATTGATGCTAAGGCTTGTAAGGCAGAGGATATTGCGGAAGCGATGCTTAGTCTTGCATCTAATGAAGGATTTTGTGAGAGATATAGTACGTCAGGACGAGAAAAGATGCTTTGGTGGTTGGAAGGCGTGTCTGATATTAATTCTGTGATAAAAGATGCAGAGAGTAGTTTGGTTAAGGTACTTAGTACGGATTTGATTGATGATGCTGTACTTTTTGCGCAACATTCGTCTGCTGGTGATGTTCTTATGACGACAAGATGCTTCAAGGGTATAAAAGAGCGGTTTCCTGGTAAAGCACTTCATTATATGACCAGTCCTCAGTATATGGGTGTACTTGAAGGTAACCCTTATATTGACATGCTTATTCCATGGGATGAGAATTTTTTGAATGGTAAATATAGGGTTGTGTTGAATCCGCACGGAGAACGTATACTCCCAGGGCATTGGGGCAGAAATTGCAATTCGACCTTATCAGATTTTTATTGGAAGTTATTGGATGTTGAGCCTGATGATTTCTTCATTCAAAAGAGTCGGCCGGTAAATGAAGTTGCTGAATGGATAGAAGATCTTGATATTCCGCTTGCTGTTGTTCATACGACCGGTGGAGATCCTAAGTTCCGTACATATAAGTATATGGCTGATGTGTGCGAGTGGCTTGAATTGAATGGGTATATGACTGTTCAGCTTGGTGGAAAGAATGACTTTCAAGGTGGAGCATGGAATGATCTGAGGGGTAAGCTTTCTTACACCGAATCTGCATGGGTTATGGAACATGCAGATCTTGCAATCACAGTAGATAGCTTTATAAGCCACTTGGCAGGAGCACTCGGTGTTGATCAGGTATGTTTGTTTGGAGCAGGCAACGCTACTGTGGTTAAGCCTACTCAGGTAAAAGGGCAATTGATTTGTATGTCTCCTGATTATGTTAGGATTTGTTCAGGTTTAGGGCCTTGTTCTGGTGCTGTAAAAGATTGTCCGGTTAAATGTACAGGGAGTCATGATCCAAAAGATATTATCAAAGCAATCGAGAGAATCGAAAGGGGAATGTAATGATAACAATATGTGATGTAGAAAATGATGATTCATGTATGGAGTTCGGGGAATTTGGAGTTTTAGGTATTAGTTCATACCAACTGCTCAGAGAAGAGTGTGTTGGAGTAGTTGTAAGC